GAAGAGTTTTTTTACTCATGGCGCAGCCTGAACAAGCCCCAGCCATTTGTAGTCTTACAATACCTTTTTCGTAGGAAAGAAAATTATTTTCTCCTCCATGCGTTGCCACATTATCTTTTACTTTAGTTTCTAAAGTAGATTTAATATCTTTGATAATTTCTTCAGTGCTTCTTGCTGTACCTAATTCCATTTTTTCTTCTTCATATAATTTTCAGAAGGCTCATAGTCCCATTTTTTACCGTGATGACCTCTTATATCTGCATACCACATTCTTAGTCTTACTATCCATTTTCTCACAGGTCTAGGCATTATTTAGGATCTACCCACTCCATTTTTTTCAATTTTTTAGCTTCTTCTTTAGCTTTTTCTTTTTCTATTTTTTCAAATTCTTTTGTCATTGCTATTTGTTCTGCAAGATCAGCTTTTTCTCTATCTTCCATACGTTTAACATAGACTTTGTAATCAGGTCTTTCATGGTCATATTTATTCCATAAAGCTAGAGCATCTTTACCAATTTTTCCAGAAATTGGGCATGGAGTTCCGGCTTGTATCATGGATTCAAACACACGTTCATCCTGGCAGAGTAAAGCAACAGCTGCTACACGCATTCCGAAGTCATTTAAAATTCTTGCTAGTTTTAATCTTTCACAATTTTTATCGATAAAATGTTTTCCACCGCTGATACCTAAACCAAATGTTTGTACACCTGCGGATGCACCTACTGCACACACATCTTGAGTCATAGAATTATATGATGGAGCTCCTGCTGTTGGTGGTGCTGAATTTATATTAGAACTATTTGTTGAAGTTGTAGTGGATGTAGATGTGCTACCTGATTCGTAAGTCGTCGCACCGCCCGTATATCCACCTTCGATACTTGTGTTGGATCCACTAACGTTCGTTTGTGTTTCTGCACTTCTCGCTGGTCCACCAAAAAAAGCTAACAGTGTTACTATTATAATTAATATTCCTGTAAAATAATAATTCACTTTACCCCCTATTGACATGATTCACATTCTCCAGTCTCATCAACAACGAGACCTTCTGGCTCATCTTTTACTTCACGACATTTACAATTTTGACACGTACATGCTCCATAAACATCTCCGTGAACATCACCATCACAGTGACAATCACAATTACAATTTTTACATTTCTTGGTCACTTGGCTGCCTCAACACAGATGGGACAAGACTTTTTAAATCTTGAGTGTGTGTTACATTGAATTTTTTCAGGCTCAATTATCTTATCTTCAAAATGTAGTGCCATCTTTGCTTCGTTTTCTAAATATTTTTCTTCATCCTCTAATATAATTGGTTCTTCACATTTACAAAATTTACCAAAAACTTTTTCTATTAGAGATTTTATCCATTTTTTAATCATTTTTCTTTTCCTCAATATCGTAGAAGAACCTATCGGTGTCTTCTGTTTTCCATTTACGACTATCTTCTACGTTCCATTCAGAAGTTTGAACCTTCCAATCGGGAACTTCGTCTTTTACCGTAAATGACGGTATATCCCAAAGGATACGATTATTAGGTTGTGCTGCATAATTTCCATTCTCTAGTGCGAGAATGTGTGCGCACTTATGTTCGTGCGGGATTTCTGAATGATCAGTGTCTACTATATTACTCTCTGGGTGCGCCCAGTCAACTGTAAAAAGATACGCGCCTGGATATTTTTTCTTATCTTTTCCAAAAAACTTTCCAGATTGTCCGTCTAGGATATCAAAAGAAGTAACGCTAGGATAATAACTGAAGCAATTCCATAGCTCCAGCTCATCAAGCCGCATCCTAGGAACTTCCTTTGCGTCATAACCTCTTTGAACGAAGGCACTAATAGGTAAACGATAGAATACTGCACCGTTTTCCATAATAGTATGAAATAATATAGGGCGCCCTGTAATCGATGCCAGGCCAAATATAATGCAGTCTTCCACTTCTCCATGGTGCTCTTTAAGGTCATAGAGATATTCTCTCCTGATCTGTGAATAGAGCACAGGAATGTTTGCATTTAGATAGGCCATGCATAAATTAGTTTATTAAAGCGATTATTGCAATAACAACGATGACTATAATAACAGATTTCTGTTTATTAGCTTTAGCCCACGTCATTACTTTTTTTATATGGTCCATAGTTTTCTCCATTTTTATTTTATAAAGACAATATATTATATATTTCTGCATCAATTTCAATTTTATTATCTTCATTTCTTATGTATAATAGTTCTTTAATCCTCCTCATCCGAAATATCCTTCTGTATGGAGCCCCAATGTTCTCCTACTTCGTAATCAACCTTATTAGGAACTTTTAGTTCTACTACGTTCTCCATGATCTCTATAACTTTTTTAGCTTGTTCTTTGCTTTCTATGGATATATTCAATTCGTCGTGTATTTGTATTAAAGGAACTATTTTTTCTTTATGTAAATTAATCATAGCTTTTTTAATCATGTCTGCCGCTGACCCTTGAATTAGTTTGTTTAAAGCTTTGTAAGTAAAAGCTCTTCTAATCCCTGGTCCATGTTCTGCGAGCGCTTCTTCGTGTTTCAAAGGTTTGTGTATTCCAAAATAACTAGGTTCCCATAAAGGAAAACGACACAGTCTTCCTAAAAGAGTTCTTATGCGACCCTTTTCTTGAGCTCTTCTAGAGACTTGAAGAGTAAGTTGTTTTACAAAAGGCACTTTCTCTTCGTAAGCGTCTATAACCCTTTGGGCTTCTGCGTCACCCACACCTAATTCTGCTTTTAATTTATTTTTTCCCATACCATAAAATTTACCTAGATTAATAGTTTTGGCTTGAGATCGTGGAATGTCTGCCAAGTTCGCAACTATTTTATGGAAATCTGCATCCTTATTTTTTTTGTATTCGTCTACAAACATGTTTGCACCAGGTAAACCTTGTAAATCAGCGTAATGCACAACCAGTCTTGGTTCCTGTTGAGAATAATCAAAACATCCCCATTTATGGTTTTTTTGATCAGGAACAAAGATAGCTCTTAGTTGGTTACCCATACCTTGTCCGGATCTAGGAATTTGTTGTAGGTTAGGATGAGTATAAGAAAATCTTCCTGTGACTGTGCCTCCAAACTCTGATCTTAACTGATTTATATCAGCATGTATTCTTCCGTTGTGTACGTATCTGTAAATTGTTTCAATAAAAGTAGTTCTAGCTTTATTTGCTTCTCTCGCAGAGTTAATTTGATTAATTATATAATTACCATGATTTTTTAAAAAGTTTTTATTAAAAGAAGGAGCTTTAGTTTTTTTTGTTCTTGGATATTCTAGCTTTAAATAATCGAAAACTTTTGCTATACTTCTGGCCGCCCATAATTCAGGGAAAAAACCCACTTCCTTTTTTATAGCATTTAAAAGTGTCTCTTCTTGTTTTTTAAGTTGTTTTTTCACATGCTGCGCATGATCTAAACTTACTTTTACTCCCCTCGATTTCATTTCCACTAAGCAAGGAAATAATTCCGTTTCCATATCAAAAATAGCTTGCAAGTCTTGATTGATTATTTCTTTTTTTAATTCTTGCCACAAAGCCAAAGTAATCTCCGCATCTTTTTCAGCATACCCTCCTACATATAGGGCAGGGAGTTTGTACATTTCTGATTTGGGATCTACACCCCACGCAGCAGCAGCCTCTTGTAATGCATATTCATTTTTTCCCATCCCAGTAAATTCCTTAGCAACAGAGTTAAGATCATACCTGAATCTGTTTTCGTCAACTAAAGATGTTGCAATCATAGTGTCAACAATTTTACCACTTATTTTTAGACCTAAATTTTGAATCCAACAGACATCATACATGGCATTATGAAATATTTTAAGGCCCCCTGTTTTAAGAACATCGGCAAACCATTTAAGAACTTGCTCGCGGTCCATGTTTCCTCCACCTTCATGAGCGATCGGGTAATACCCAGACCAGTCAGAAACAGCTACAGCTATTCCAACAACTTCCCCATCTTTCCTAAAAGATCCGGGGCCCATTTTAATTAGGTTTGGATCTTTTGTTTCTAAGTCTATTGAGATTTCTTCATACGCGGATAAGTCCGGGAAAGAATCAGGGTGTACCCATTCTGTTGGGACCGTAAAAAGAGGTTTTTGCATCATTTATTTTTCTTCCATTTGTTATAGCCTTTAACCCATTCGTTGGATTTCCGTTCTTCTGTTTGTCTTCTTGATTCTTTATAAGATTCTTCTAATTCTTTTTTCTCTTTCTCAGCTTCTTCTAAGAAATCTTTAATAGGTTCTAATTCGTCTTGTAGTTTTTCTGACACTGTTTTTCCCTTTTCTGGATAATCCCTATCGATAGCCATTTGACAGTAGTGAATTGCTTTTTCCAAATCTTGCTTTTGTCCTTTCTGTTTGTGCCTGCACAAATATTTTATAGCGTTTCCTTCTGCGAAAGGCAAATTATTTTT